ATTGCATCTGTTAAGTCCTTAACCGTTTGATTAGTATTAGTTAAAACCTCATTTGTTTTATTCAATACTTTAGCTGTATTCTTTGATTCAGTACTAATAGTCTTTACAACATCTATAGTTGAATTAATATTCTCATTTAAGGTTTCAATATTTTTATTAGCTTTAATAATTCCTAGTTGATATTGTTTTATATCTTCAAATTTATCACCTACTGTAAGACTAGAATTTTGAGGATTATTTCCATCAATATTTTTTTCTATAACCCTTAATTCCTCATTTATATTCATTAGTGGATTTATACCATTATAAGTATTGTATACTTCAAAACTATTCAAATCCAATCCTATTAAACTTAAATCTAAAGCAGTTATTTTATATTTTTTCTTTATTTTATTGTTTCTTTTTAGATAATCTTGTCCATTCTTTAATAAATTAGATGCTCTAGTAACATCATCCCACAACTTCACACCTACTATTACTCCGAATTTTTTCATTGCATCAATATCATCAATATATTTAATACCACCATTTACAGATTCAATGGTTAATCGTTCCTCGCTATTTTCAAGTTTACTTCCTAAAGGTATTAGTCTAGATATTATTGATGTAGGATCTTTTTGTTGCTCTATGGATTTTAAATTTTTAGATATTCTTATTTCAGTCTCTTTAAATTCTCCAATAGACTCTAAGTAATCTAAATATCTTGTACCATTTTCATATCTTATTTGCAATTCACCACCAAGTCTATCTATGAGTTTATCTTTAATAGACTGAAAAGTTTTTACATATCCTAAATATCTATAAAGTCTATCATTATTATTTTTTACAGTCACATTACCTAGTACAAATTTTTTATCTTCAGATACTTGATTATTATGATTATCTATTATTACTTTTAAAAAATTTTTAACAGAAATATTATGATATTCTCCGTATGTAGTACTAGAGTCCATAAGATACCCGAGTTCACTCTCACATACTACAGACTTTGTTAAAACACCATTATTATTCATTTTTTCAGTCGGTAATAGAATTCTACCTCTGAATTCTACTTTATTTAATTTTTTATTTAATACTTCTATTAAAGTTTTTAAAGCTATAATCTTAAAATATCCTGGATTATTAGGCGATATATCAAATGTTAAAGTATCGATAACATTTATACCATGTTTTATATTAAAACTAGATAATCTAGGTGCTTCAACACTTGTAGATATTGAATTAATTATAGTTTCTTCATTTTCATTTATTAACTTAATTTCGTACATTATTAAAGAACCTCTTTTCTAAAAATAAATTCTATATTCCCATTACCTATAATAGTCAATTTGTTCTTTCCTTTATCTAAATCAAATCTCCAATCTTTAGTAGTACCAACATTAAATTTATAAGTTATTCCATTTTTAATTAAACTTATTGGAGCACTACAATGAATAGTAGGTGTGATTTTTATGACACTAGGATTATATATATCAATAATCTTACTCCCATCTACATTATATTTAGTATCTTGAGCATAATCTAATTCAAAATTAAACTCATCCCAAATATCACTTCCTTCTATGTTATTAGCTATTTTAAATGGATAAGCTATGAATTTAACATTTATCTCACATCCAACTGAATATTCTTTAAATTTTAAATCACCTTCACACTCGGCTAAAAAATAATATCCAGGAATAAGATCATCAAATAATTTTTCCTTTTCACTATTTACTAACCAATCTGAAATTTCTATTTTTTTATTAAAATATTCTATTTTATCTTTATATTTAAAATCTAATGTATAAACTATAATTCTTTCTTCATAATTTTGATCCCCATATAGATCACTAAAGTCATAGCTACCATTCATAAAAGGCACTCTTTCTTTAATCTTGTTTTTTTTTGGTGGGTTAATTTCTCTATTCATTATACGTAATCCAAAATCATTATAACTATGTCTATCATTTATAGTAAACCCATACACTATAGTATTAATCCCCTTTCTGTTAAATTTAATCTTTGTCCGCTTATCTTATCTGAATAAGGAGCTGTAGCTTTTGCAACTTTTTCACCTTCTATAATAACTGGTACTTCTATAATTGATTTATTTTCTATCGTAGCACCTGCAGTATTATTATCTTTATTATCATAACTATTATTTTTAGCTATTACAGTAGCTGTAGTTTTAGCAGTTTCATAATCAACTGTAGCATGCATTCTTTGTATTAAATCAACCATGTTTGAATCAATATCTTTTTTTAAATTAGGAGTTTCGATATCAATACCTACTCCAATACCTTTAACTATGTTAGTACCTATTAAATCTCTCATTATCCTTGAAGGAGAATGTATTCCAAAGAATCCTTTGATAGAATTTATAACATTCTCTGAAAATCCCCCAATCAAATTAATTATCCAACCACTCATATTTGAAATACCATTCCAAATACCTCTTATTAAATTAGCGCCTATACTTGAGGCTTCGTTCCAACCTAGTATGCTTTTAATTCCTTGAAGAGCACTTACAGCAACATTTCTAGCCGCTTGAAGTAAACTTCCTACAGAACCACGTATCCCATTAGCAATCCAACTAATTAAATTTCTACCTATACTTCCACCTGATGTGAATATACCTTTTATACCACCTATTACACTTTCAGCTGTAAAATTTGCAATTGCACCTATATTAGGTACCATGGCCTTAATTCCGTTACCTATTCCTGTTATTAAGTTTTTACCAAGACTAGCCCAATTTACTAAAGTAAATACATTTATGATAGCCATAATTATTTGTGGTAAATTTTGAATTATGATAGGAATACTAGTTATTAATCCCTTAACTAACATAATAATTATATCCATTCCAGCTTTTAAAATTCTAGGTAGACAACTATATAGAGCATCTGCAAAACTATTAATTATTCTTGGAATTTCTTGTATTAAAGTTGGTAAATTTTGAACAATACCTTCAACTAAAGCTAATATTATGTCTATTCCAACATCAATGATAATTCCTATATTGCCTATAATCATATCACAAATACCCATCATAACTTGAATTAAATTCGGTAACATTTCAGGAATAGATTCTGCAATCCCTTTTCCAAGTTCTATTATTAAATTTAATCCCAATTCTAAAATTTGAGGTAAAAGAGTTAATATTCCATCTACTAAACTTCGTATTATTCCCATTGCTGCTTTTACTATCTGAGGCAGATTATTTTTTATACCAGTTATAAAAGACTGTACGGTTTGAACTGCCAAATCAATAAATTTAGGTGCTGAACTTGCAATATTAGTTACTATCTGTGAAAATACATTGCCTAACTCTATAACCAATCCCTCAAAGCCACCTTTTTCAAAAGCTTTAGAAAGTTGTCCTACCATACTATTAGTGGTTTTTACAACTTCTTTCATAGGGTTATTAATACTTTCGTATAACTGTATTCCTAGTCCTTCTAAAGCTGATTTTAAAAGCGTAACTTGACCTTTTAGATTATTATTCATAATATCAGCCATATTTTCTGCTGCACCAGCAGAATCATTTAAGCTATCATAAAGTTTATTATAATCTTCTTCACTTGCATTTATTACAGCAAGCATACCTGACATAGCTTCTTTTCCAAATATAGTAGCTGCTGATTGAGTTTTTTGGGCATCTGTAAGTCCACTAAATTTTTCTCTTAATTCATCATATAAAGCCTTTCCTTCTTTAACATTACCGTTGGCATCTAATAGGCTTATTCCTAGTTTATTCATCTCTATATTCATACTTTTAGTAGGTTTAGCTAGGTTAGTTAATGAAGCTCTAAGAGCAGTTCCACTTTGGCTAGACTTTATTCCCGCATTTGCCATAAGACCTAATGCAAAAGCTGTATCTTTAGCTGACATACCTAAAGCTCCAGCAATAGGAGCTACATATTTAAATGATTCACCTAACATACTAACATTAGTATTCGAGTTAGATGCTGTAGCCGCTAACAAATCACTAAACTCTCCTGCTTGTTTAGCAGACATTCCAAAAGCAGTTAGTGCATCTGTAACAATATCACTTGTAAGCGCCAAATCTTCACCAGAAGCTGCGGCTAAATTCATTATTCCTTCTATGCCATCTAACATATCACTTGTTTTCCATCCCATTTGTTACCGTAAAGGCTTTTTATCCTCTACATCTAGGAGTTTCCTCCATGATACCTAGTCATTTCTAGGCTAGTTCAGCGTACATTTTCACTTTATTAAGTGTTCGACACTCTTGCCAGTATTATATTTATTCAACTGGTACGCGTTACGGTGCTTAATAACCTTTCGTAATTTATTAAGTTACCTCGGTGTTGGCATATTTACTCAAAGAAAAAAGCACCTTATTTAAAGGTACTTATATATTTTACAATCTTATTCCTCATATTCCACCTCGCCGTTTTGGGTTTAATTGTACCAAATAGCTAGATATTTATAAACTTAGCGTTCACCGATTTTGCCGAATTTTAGATGACCCGATGTTTTAAGCCATCGCCATATAGCTTAATGCTTCACTACTTTCAGTTGCACTAAATTTAGTTTTTGAGCCCATCTCTTTAGCTTTATTCCCTAAAAGAACCATATCCTCTGCTGTAGCTCCACTTATAGCTTGAACTTTACTCATTCCAGCTTCAAAGTCCATTCCAACTTTTGTTGCTACAATTCCTATCCCTGCAATTACCGAAGCAGCTCCTCCTATTGATGCAATAATTGATTTTGATCCCGTTTTAGCAATACTACTCATTTTTGATAGGCCATTTTCAATTCCCTTTGAATCTAAATCAGTATCTATAACTATTCTTCCATCAGCCATGTTACTCTCACCTACTTTCTTTATAAAAATAAAAAAAGCAGGCATTGGCTCACTACTCTAAGGTGTGGCTCTAAGCTCTGTCTTTTTCTTTAACTTCTATTTTAATTATTTTTTTACATCGAGGACACTTTATTTCCCCCTTAACGTAATCTGCTTTTATTAATAACTGATTACAACAGAAGCACCTTACATCTTCAATATTAATCACCTCATTTATACATAAAAAAAGCACCTACTAAGTAAGTGCCAAATCTACTTTTGTAACTTTGGTTCTCTATGAACCTTTTTTTCTATAGCATCGTAAATATACCATTTACTTTGATTCTTAACTTCGCTCAAAGGAGCAATTCCTATAGATATAGTATAATTATCATATAATCCACCTAAATAATCCTTACCTGAACTTTTAACTGAAGAATCTTGTAATTGTGCATTTGCATTGAATCTTCTTATAATACTATCAGCTAAATCTAAAGCAAGTTTACTATCAGTTGAATCAGCAAGAACCGCTGTAAAAGTAACCTTGTCCCCAGATACTTCAATATAAATATCTTTTAAATAACTATATTGTTCTGAATTAATAAATTCAGCTTTAGTATCGTGTATACATTTTTCCCAATCAACATTATATGTAACTTTTTCATTAATATTCTCTTTCTTATCAATATCAGAATTATTAATAACTTCCTTATCAGTTTTAGCCTTTAAATCTTCTCCAGATTTACAACTAACCAAACCCAAAGATATAATTAAAAACAGAAATATACTTAATATTTTCTTCATGTCATTACCTCCATATTGTTATAATCATAATTATAGCAATATAATTATAATGTCACAATAAGTTCATTAAATCCTTTCCACTTAAAAGTGCTTCTTCTATGTTTTTCAGTTTTGCTTCTTCACTTGCACTTATATTTTTAGGTATTTTATATAGTTCTTTCATTTTCCTATAATGCATCTTTTCCTCTTTAGCTTTAATCTTAGATAAATCAATGGACCTATATCCCATTATTTTAACTATCTCATTATCTTCCTTAAGACTCTTAAACATAGCCTTGAATTTCCACCAATGTAAATAGTCTATATCCTGCAAATCTACGCCATATTGGTCTAAAAAAGCACTATAGATATAATCATCATCATGTTCAAAACTGTAAATTTGAGTACCGCCTTTACATTTAGCATTTCTCTTTTGATATGAAATATCTTTACCACATCTGTAGAACCACAAGATCTTTTCTACAGCCTCATTTATATTAGTTGGAACTACAGGATAATATAATTCTAAAGCATTAATGATTTTATATTCTTCATTTATTTCATTATCTTGCATTAAAAGTTCAAATAAAATAGATGTGCGAAAATCTGAATTAATACCATACTCTATACCATCTATATCTACCGTAATTGGAGCTAAATCAATTAATAAGTTCATTACTATTTAGTATGTTTTTGAACTCGCTTTTGAGCTCTATTAGGAGAATATTTAGATGTAAATTTATTTATTTCTTTCTTCTTCTCATTTGTTTTCTCAACTAATTCATCAATTGCTGACATACAAGTCAATAAATTAACCTTTTTACCAAAAACCTTTTTATCAGTTCCTTCTCCAAACATAGTATTAAATATATTAAAAACTGCATTGCACATTATTCGAATACTTTCACTATTTTTTTTATTAGCAACCTTTTCTTCAATCCCTGTTAAATTTTCTAAAGCTTTTTCATATCTTTCAGCAACTTCAAGATCATAAATATCTAAATCCTCTAATTCAACGCCATTTATTTTCACTTTAAATTCCTCCTATAGTGTTTTAGGTGTAAAACCTTTTTTAAATGTCTTTGCAGCAGTATCAAAAGTTCCTTCTACCGGATCACTAATTCCTAAAAAACTTCCACTTATGCCTAATTCTCCATCATTGTCATCAAAACTATCGACTGAAATAGCCACATCAAATTTTCTAGCTCTAAATCCTGAAGTTGTATCAGGTTTATCTAAGTCTACTATTAAATATTCCGTTTCTGTATCAGCACCTGTCTTTTGCATTTCTCCTATATCTCTTATATGATCAATAGCTTTCTCACTTGCTATTTGATCAGCATTAAAGCTTGTACTCCATTCATATCCAGTAATACTTTGACTTGCACTAGATTGATTTATATACCTCTTAGATGTAGTCTGGGCACTAGGACTCTCATTAAGCTCTGTAAACCCAGTGCCTAAAAGTTCAAAAGTTTCACCTACCTTTAAATAGTTAGCTTGAATTTTTCTTTTTCGTATAGCCATTTATATCATTTTCCTTTCTTAAAATATTTTAATTTTAATTGTATCTGGAATTGAGCAGTATCTTCTGTTACTGCAAAAGCATACCCAGTACTAGTCACCTTAACTTCTAACGGTTCTAACTTATTATCTAGCAATGGAAATATATAATTGTTATTATTATTATCCTCAATCCAATCAGCAAACTTTTCATAAAATCCGCTATTATCTATATTCTGTAACACATCAACCCCATAAGGCTTTCTAGATGTAAATATAAAAGCGTATTGTCTTATACTATCTCCATTAACGTATTTCTTTACAATAGGTTCTATAGGAACTTCTTCTATGGAATAGGTGTCTGCATAAGGTTCTAGATAGTTGACATTAACTTTAATAGCATTATTAAATGTATCTAAACATGGACATTTTTTTATATAGTTTCTCAAGCTATCTATTATCACTTACTTCTACCTCCTACAAATTCAGCTATTGCTTGGACTATTTTATCCCCTCTGTCAGCAAACATTCTTCTATCCCAAAGCTTACCTCTAAGACCTCCTAATGAACTTCCTTGTTTACCGTTACCGCTGTTAGAATAATACTGCTTTCTAGCATAAGGAGCATTATATATAATTTTATTAGCCTGTAATTTAATCATCATATCCTTCAATCTACCTGTTCTGTATGGAATATAATTATTACATTGTTTAGCTACCTCTTGAGTAAATTTAATTTGAGCTTTACCATTTTTATTTAAATACCTCTTAAGTAGAATTTTTTTAGCATCATTAATCTTTAATATAACTTTAGCATCCATACTATACCCCCTCTACTTCTATATGATCAGTTAATAGATTTACAGATTTAATATCTATAACATCATCAAATTCATTTTTCAAATCAGCTATTCTATAAGGTTTAATACCTGTTATTTCAAAGTCAATTTCACCTTTTACAACTTTATCTCCTGGAGCTAATGTAAAATAATTTATTCTTTCAATATCAGATAAATTAGCGAATCTTTTAGGGCCTACATAGTTAGCTAACTTATCTATAAAAATAAGTGTACTATCAGCAAGCAGTAAACCTTTATCGCTTACAGTACCAGTTGTCTTTCCTTGCCAATTAACATCTTTAATAACTCTTCTTTGATATTTATAGCTATCGCTAGTTAAATCATAATGCTTGTTATAAATTGTTACAGCTGAATTCTTAAACAAAACACCCATTACATCACCCCATAAGTTTAATAAATGGATCAGGTAAAAGTTCTTTTATATCATCAGTTATGGTCCACTTTCCTTCATCAGTAAAAGTCATACTTTGATTCCCTTCACTAATGGATTTTACCCCGTTCATTTTTTAAAATTCAGTAGCTTTTTCAATCAATAATTCAACTGCAACTCCATAATTCTTTAAAATATATTCCTTTGTCCATTTAGGGTTATCTATAACATTTAGATAACCCCTTATTTTAGCTACTGCTCTATCTTCATTAGTAAACATAACTACCTCCATTCTCTAATTTATAATTATGTAATATTGTCCCAATATACTAAAGCGTTATAGTAGCAATTCCTATTTCTTCAGCAGTAGGACAAGATGGTAATGCAGTTGCAGCTGCTTTAGTAAATTCACCAACTGGATCTATTGAAGAATATGTTCCAGCAAATATATTACCTATCATTAAAGCTTCTTCCATCTTTGAATCTCCTATTAATTTAACTTCTTCGGCTGTTAATCCATAAATTGTTTCCCCTAACACTTCAGGACCAAACATTGATATTACATTCTCAGGAAAATATCTCTTAGTATCAAACCCTTTTGCTTTTTCAACTTTATATTTTCCTTCATTAACCACAAATCTAGGTAAATCTAATTCTTCTAATAAATCATTTAATTGACTTAAAGTTACAGTTTTAGCTGAATTAATACCATGAACTGCTTCTCTAACAGATTTATTTGAACGTATTTTATTAACTATTTTTCTAGATGTTAAAGCTCTAACTGGTCTTGATCCTGAAGAACCCTCCACAGCAGCTGCTAAAGTTTCTAAATCATCAAGCGGTTTAGATGTCTCAGTATCTGACCAATTGAAAGTTTTTTTGTTTACAGGAAGGAATCCATAATCCATAGTTACTTTGACTCCATTTTCCTCAATCCTAATCTTACCTGAACTTAAAAGTTCCATTCTCATCGCTTCAACTCTAACTTTTATAGCTTCAACCATTTTATCAGCATCTTTATATAATTCTAAAAGGGTTGACTCTAATTCCGCATTAGTTCTAGGATTATTTATTTTTATAATTTCTTTTTCTGTAATTTTTATCTGTCTTTTAATTAAAGCTAATGATGCAACACCTTTATTAATAGCTTCTCTAGATGCTAGTTCAGTTTGTGTATCTAAAGCATGCACTGAAGCTGATACTGGTATGCCACCTCTTCCTAAAATCATATCAAATTCAATATCTTGAATTTTTCTCTCTGGGAAAAGTGAATCCCCTAACATAGGAACAACCTTTCTATCTTTATAATAATTAATTAATTCTTTTGTACTGAAAACTTCTTCTAACCTTGGCATTATTTAATCCTCCCTTTATTATCTAAATGTTATTTTTACTAATGTAGATTTTATAGTTTCAATAGCTTTTTATGAAAATCCATCAAGCACTCTATCTTTTCTTAAATACCCTTCAACAACTAAGCTACATGGCATATCCCCATTTGTAACATCTACTGTTTTATATAAAACACCTGCTGGTGTAGTAGTTAGTGTTTCAGAACCCTCTCCACCAGTTTGGGTTACAACTGTTCCTTCAGCATCTATTAAAGTTCCTGCTTTAACTAGTTTTCTTCCATTTTCATTAGGCTTAATGCTTGTTGATTTAACTGTAGAAGTAAAAGTTATAAGATTAGATTGAGTAACTAATATCTCCATATCATTTTCATAAGTTTGTTTTTTAAAATACATAAAAATTCCTCCCTTTATTTAGTAGTCCAAGGATCACTTGGAGCTGAACTTGTATTATTTATTTGAGCTGCTATTGCAGCACCAATACTCATTGGCTTTCCATCTGAATTATTACCTGGTATATAACTAGACTGTTTCATCTTCTCTGTAGCTATAGCTTCAAGACTCTTTGACCAATCCTCCGCGATAGAATCTAAAACTTCTTTAGTTTTATCAAAATCATCACCTAAACATTTTTCAATAATGCTTGCCGGCAATTTCTTATCTTTAGCATATTTCATAGCTTCATTTAATAAATCTTTTCTTGCATTAGCTTTTTGTTCATCAGCTAATTTTTTCTCAAGTTCTAAGATTTTCTTTTGAGTTGGATCAGTTATTAAATCCGGATACTTTTCCTTAATAAAAGGTTCAAGCTCCTTTTCTAAATTGTTTTCCCTCCAAGTTTTTAAAGCTTTGCTATGATATTTATCATTTTCACTATCAAGAAAAGCTTTAAAATCTTTATCACTTTTTATTTTTTCCTTAAAGGCCTCTAAGGTAAGTCCACTAATTTGTAGTGACTTAGCTAAATTACTATTTTCTAGTAACGAATCTATATTTTCATCATCACCCGCTTTTTCAATTAATTTTAATAATTCTTTCTTTAACATATACTCCTCCTTATCCCACAAACCCATATAAGCCTTGTGACACAAAATTATTTAACTTAGTAATAACACCCCTTGCACACAAAATGCACACAAGACGTATTAATAAATAATATAAAAAGCCTTAGTTTCCTAAGACTTAATTATTTTTCAACTTTGTAGTTTTCCCACTTTTTATAAGCATCTACATACATTTCTTTCTTGTCCCCATTGTAAGTACACTCGTAATACATTCCATCAA